CAGCTCAAGGCGGAGGCGGCGGAGGAGCCGGCGAAGCTGGAGACAATTATCCATCTGGAACTAGAAATGGTGGTGACGGATTATATTATCCTACAGATTCATTATGTGGAGCATCGGTAGGAGTATCTGCACCTGCTGGTTTTTATTTTGCTGGTGGTGGAGCAGGATGCACACCAACAGGAACAGGTGGCGGATTAGGTGGTGGAGGACAGTCTTCTACTGAAAACAGACCTGCCCCGGAAGCTAAAGGAGTTGATAACACTGGAGGCGGTGGAGCTAAAAGAGCTAACACTGGAAATAATACTCAGGGAGGAAGTGGTGTAGTAGTAATACGATATCAGTTTAAAGGATAATTATGGCACATTTTGCAAAAATTTCAGAAGAAAATATAGTTTTAAATGTATTGCGTCTTGATGATAAAGATGCTTTAACTGAAGAAGCTGGACAACAATATTTAGAAACACACAGTAATTGGCCTGCAAATCTTTGGATTCAAACTTCTTATAATACTTGGACGAATCAACATTTATTAGATGGCACTCCATTAAGAGGAAACTATGCAGGTATAGGTTTTGAATGGGATTCAGGTAATCAAATTTTTTGGCCACTAAAAGATTTTCCTTCGTGGGTTAAAGATGTACCAAATGCAAAATGGGTTTCTCCAATAGGAGAAAGACCAGAATTAACTTCGGAACAACAATCCCAAAATGATGCAGAAACTCATACATGGGCGTACGATTGGAATGAAGATAATCAGTCTTGGGACTTGACAAATAAACTAGCCTAATTTATATCTTTATTAAACATATAAAAAGATATGCATAAGAAAGTATTAAGTGAACAGGTTTTATATTATGGTGATGTAAAAATGCCAGAAGGTTGGGCGATCAACCCTTTAAATCTTTGTAAACAACTTTTTGATTCTTTATATCACGAAAAAGATTTTTCTTTCTGTAGAGATTGGGATAAATTAACTACTTATGTAAGAGAACATATTAGAATTAAATATAATTTAATTTTAGAAAATAAAGATTCTTGGGCTAATGCCTATATTCCAAATGAAAAAACTCAAACATTGAGTCATGTAGATCCTATGAATTTAGCTGATTCTGCTGACTTAGTTTTATTATATGGAATAAATACAGTAGATTGTAAAGTTAAAATAAATTTTGACGATAATAAAAATAAAGAAAAAGTATGGAATATAGACCTTAAAAAAAATATGTTTGTTATGTTTCCATCTACTAATACTTATTCTATTGAAAACAATCAAAGAAATTCTTTAAACTTTATACAGACTATAACCTATGAACGTATCTAATTACTTTTGGTATTTTAAATCTGCTGTTCCTTCAAGAATATGTGATTTAATAATTAAACAAGGATTAGCACAAAATGAAAGTATGGCTAGGACCGGAGGTTTATTAGAAAATAAAAAATTAACAAAAGATGAAATTAAACATATAAAACGTAAGAGACATTCTGATATAACATGGTTAAATGACCCTTGGATATATAGAGAATTACATCCTTATGTTCATGAAGCAAATAAACAAGCTGGTTGGAATTTTGATTGGGAAAGATCTGAATCATGTCAGTTTACCAAATATAAACTTAATCAATATTACGACTGGCACACCGATGGTTGGAGCAAACCATATAATAAACCATATACTTTAAATCATGGCAAAGTAAGAAAATTATCTATGACTTGTCAATTAACAGATGGTTCAGAGTATGAGGGTGGTGAATTAGAATTTGATTTTAGAAACTATGATCCAAATATGAGAGACGAATCTAAACATATAAAAAAAATAAAACAAATACTTCCCAAAGGTTCTATTGTTGTATTTCCTTCATTTGTATGGCATAGAGTAAAACCAGTAACGAAAGGAACTAGATATTCATTAGTAATGTGGAGCCTTGGATATCCGTATAAATAATATGGAAATAATAGAATATTTTAAAACACCAATTTGGTATGAATCCAAACCAGAGTTTGTTAAGTCTTTGAATAAAGTCTCAGATAAATATATTAAAGATGCTATAAAAAGAAATAAAGATTATATTAAAAAACATGGCGATTTTGGAATGTCTCATCACTCGACGCCTTTAACTCAAGACACTAAATTTATGGATATTAGAAACTATGTTGGACACCAAGCGTGGAATTTTTTAGATAAACAAGGACATGATATGCAACAATACTCTTTAATATTTAGTGAGATGTGGGTACAAGAGTTTTCTAAAAAAGGTGGTGGTCATCATTCAGCACACGTGCATTGGAATCAACACGTATCAGGTTTTTATTTTTTAAAATGTAGTGATGAAACATCTTATCCAGTATTTCACGAACCAAGAACTGGAGCTAGAGCAACAAAACTAAAAATGAAACCCAATGATCAAATATTAGATGGTAATGATTTAATTCATTTTAAACCTAAACCAGGCACATTTATATTATTTCCAGGTTTTTTAGAACATGAGTTTTCTGTAGATCACGGTAAAGATCCATTTAGATTTATACATTTTAATCTTCAGGCGGTGCCGAAAGAAATGGCTAAAGATGAATTTTGATAAAAAAATTATAAGTGAAATAAAACAACCTTACTTTTTTTACAAAGGTAAGTTTGATAAAATTAATTCTAAATACTTTATTAAAAAAATAGATGAGGGATGTGCTTTAAAAAATAATAACTCATTTCAAACCAACGTAATTGGTGAAATGACTAGTTGGAATTATTTTAATAACGATATAGAATTTTTAAAATTTGTTTGGCAAATCTTTGATGTAGTAGATAAAGATGTTGATAGATTTAAATACGTACTACGTGATTCATGGGGACTAAAAAATGGTTTAAGTCATTATACAAAAGAACATAGCCATAGTGGAAACTATTTTTCCGGAATTATTTATATAAACAAACACCCACAAGTTTTAGAGTTTCCTGAAATAAATGAAGAACTTAAACCTGAACCAGGATCTTTTGCTTTCTTTAGTTCTTTTTTAAGACATGGTTGCAAAAGAAATCAAACAGATTCTATGAAATATGGCATAAGTTTTAACTGCGCACATACTAACGACTCATTATGAGTTTTAAAAAAAATAAATACCTAATTATAAAAAAAGTTATTGATAAAGATTTAGCTTTATTTTTAAATAATTATTTATGTGTTAAAAAACAAGTGTATGACACTTGTATAAAAGAAAAATACATATCATCTTTTGAAACCATGCTTGGTTTTTATGAAGAAAAAACACATCAAATTCCTAATACTTATTGTTGTTATTCAGATATTGCTATGGAAACTTTAATGTTAAAATGTCAACCAACTATGGAAAAGTTAACAGGTTTAAAATTATATCCTGCATATACTTATGCTAGAATATATAAAAAAGGAGATGAACTTAAAAGACATAAAGATAGGTTTAGTTGTGAAATATCAACTACTTTAAATCTTGGAGGTGATGAGTGGCCTATCTATATTGAGCCATCAGGAAATAAAAATAAAAAAGGTATAAAAGTAAATTTAAACCCTGGCGATATGTTGGTCTATAGGGGTTGCGACTTAGAACATTGGAGAGAAAAATTTAAAGGAAAAAAATGTGTGCAAGTTTTTTTACATTATAATAACAGTAAAACACCAGGAGCTAAAGATAATATTTTTGATAGACGTCCTCACATTGGTCTTCCAAGTTGGACTAAAAAACAAAATTCTTATAATAAATGATAGTAAAGATTGATAAGTTACCTACTGATTTATTTAAAAAATTAAAAAAAATTATAAAAGATAAATCAAAAGAAGCTAATCACGAGTTGATTGGAAATATAGAAGAAGAATATAATTTAGATAAACATATATCTATACTTGAACCTTTTTTATTAAAAACTATTAGAGTGGAATCTAAATTACTTAAAATAATTAATGAGAGATATGATTGTAATAGTGTCAACAAACCTTTTAGATTAAAAAATTTGTGGGTTAACTTTCAAAAAAAGAATGAGTTTAATCCTTTACATAATCACAGTGGAATATTTTCTTTTATAATATTTATTAAGGTTCCTTTTTTAATTAAAGATCAATTACAAATTAGTCCTGGTAAAAAAGCTTCACAAAATTTACCTGGTGTTCTGCAGTTTGTAGGGTTTGATCAATTTAACTCAACACTATTACAAAATTTTTTTGTAGATAAAAAGTGGGAGCAATCAATGTTAATTTTTCCAGCTTCTTATTCTCACTGCGTTTATCCTTTTTATGGTGTAAATGATTATAGAATAACAATATCAGGAAATATAAAAATAGAAGTATAATAAAAAAAGGCAGAATACCGATTGCTGCCAACATATTTATTTGATATTATACTACCAAAAGAATTAAAACCCTTATATAAAGGTATATTATGCTACAAAAATTAGGATTTCTACCAGGGTTTAACAAACAAGTAACTTCTACCGGCGCTGAATCTCAGTGGACGGGTGGTACAAATGTACGTTTTAGATATGGTACACCTGAAAAAATAGGTGGTTGGTCTCAATTAGGAGACAGTAAATTAACTGGTGCAGCTAGAGGCTTGCACCACATGGTTAATAAAGAAGGAATTAAGTACGCAGCTATTGGCACAAATAGAATTTTATATGTATATTCTGGAGGAGTATACTATGACATACATCCTTTAGTTAATCCATCAGGCACCGCTATTACAAGTGCGTTCAGCACAACTAACGGACAACCGACTGTTACTTTAACTTTTTCTTCTGCACACAATTTTCAAATAGGCGACATTATATTGTTTGGTGACCCTTCTACTTTTACAGCTATTACAGGTTCTAATTTTTCTTCTACAACTTTTTGTGATAAAAAATTTATGGTAACTTCTGTGCCAACAACTACAACTTTAGAAATAAATGCTGGTAGTAATGAAAGTGGCGCAGGTGCAACTACATCTGGAAGTATAACTTTTTTTCAATACTATCATGTAGGACCAGCTGAACAGGTTGGAGTTTTTGGTTATGGTATATCTCAATGGGGTGGTACCGTTACAAACCCACAAACAACAACTTTAAACGGTGGTTTAAACGATGATGCAAATGGTACTGGTGGGTCGGGATCTACAATTAATGTAGCAAGCACAACTGGGTTTCCAAGCACGGGAACTAATTTTATACAAGTAGGTACTGAAGAAATATCTTACACAGGAATTACGACTACAAGTTTTACTGGCATTACTAGAGCCGTTAGAGGTTCAACTAGAGCTGCTCACAGCACTGGCGCAACAGTTACTAATTTCAGTGCTTACTCAGCCTGGGGCCAAGCAGCATCGACCACGGATAAAGTTGCAGAACCTGGTATGTGGTCATTAGATAATTTAGGAAGCACACTTATTGCTTTAATATTTAATGGTGAATGTTTTGAATGGAATGCTGATGCATCTAATGCAACAGCAACAAGAGCAACTATTATAACAGGTGCACCTACAGCGTCTAGAGATATGTTAGTTTCTACTCCCGATCGTCACTTAGTATTTTTTGGAACAGAAACAACAATTGGTAATAAAGCAACACAAGACGATATGTTTATTAGATTTTCTTCTCAAGAAAATATTAATGAATACACACCTACAGCTGAAAATAGTGCTGGTACACAAAGACTGGCCGCTGGATCACGGATCATGGGTGCTAAACTAGGTAGAAATGCATTATATGTTTGGAGTGATACAGCTTTATTTACTATGCGTTTTGTTGGAACTCCTTTTACTTTTGCCTTTGAACA